ATGTGTTCTATTTTTGGTGTGCTTGATCTGAAAAGCGATCCTGTTGAACTGCGTAAGAAAGCGCTGGAGTTATCCCGTTTAATGCGTCACCGCGGGCCAGACTGGTCCGGCGTTTATGCCAGCGACAAAGCAATTCTGGCTCACGAACGTCTGTCTATTGTTGACGTCAACACGGGCGCACAGCCGCTTTACAACGCCGAGCGCACCCACATTCTGGCCGTTAACGGTGAGATATATAACCATCAGGCATTGCGTCAGCAATACGGTGACCGTTACGCGTTCCAGACTGGCTCCGACTGCGAAGTGATTTTGGCGCTGTATCAGGAAAAAGGCCCAGAATTCCTGGATGAACTGCGCGGCATGTTCGCCTTTGCCCTGTATGACAGCGAAAAAGACGCCTACCTGATTGGCCGTGACCACCTCGGCATCATCCCGCTGTATATGGGTTACGATGAGCACGGCAACCTCTACGTCGCTTCTGAAATGAAAGCGCTGGTGCCGGTTTGCCGCACCATCAAAGAATTCCCGGCTGGCAGCTACCTGTGGAGCAAAGACGGTGAAATTCGCGAGTATTACCAGCGCGACTGGTTTGATTACGATGCCGTAAAAGACAACGAAACGGATAAAGAAGCGCTGCGCGATGCGCTGGAAGAAGCGGTGAAAAGCCACCTGATGTCTGACGTTCCCTACGGCGTATTGCTATCTGGCGGTCTGGATTCCTCCGTTATCTCTGCAATCACCAAAAAATATGCGGCACGGCGCGTAGAAGATGACGAGCGTAGTGAAGCCTGGTGGCCTCAGTTGCACTCTTTCGCCGTCGGTTTGGAAGGTGCGCCAGATTTGAAAGCCGCGCAGGAAGTCGCTAACCACTTGGGCACCGTGCACCACGAAATTCACTTCACCGTGCAGGAAGGGCTGGATGCGATTCGCGACGTGATTTATCACATCGAAACCTATGACGTCACCACGATTCGCGCCTCAACGCCGATGTACCTGATGTCCCGTAAAATCAAAGCAATGGGTATCAAGATGGTGCTGTCAGGCGAAGGGTCTGACGAAGTGTTCGGCGGCTACCTCTATTTCCACAAAGCGCCAAACGCCAAAGAATTGCATGAAGAAACCGTGCGTAAGCTGCTGGCACTGCACCAGTACGACTGCGCCCGCGCGAACAAAGCGATGTCAGCCTGGGGTGTGGAAGCTCGCGTACCGTTCCTGGACAAAAACTTCCTAGATGTCGCTATGCGCATCAACCCACGCGACAAAATGTGTGGCAACGGCAAGATGGAAAAACACATCCTGCGCGAGTGCTTTGAATCATACTTGCCGCACAGCGTTGCATGGCGTCAGAAAGAACAATTCTCTGACGGCGTAGGCTACAGCTGGATTGATACGCTGAAAGAAGTAGCGGCTCAGCAGGTTACCGATCAGCAGTTGGAGACAGCACGCTTCCGCTTCCCGTACAACACGCCGGGCTCCAAAGAAGCGTATCTGTACCGTGAAATCTTCGAAGAGCTGTTCCCGGTTCCAAGCGCAGCAGAATGCGTACCGGGTGGCCCGTCAGTCGCCTGTTCGTCAGCTAAAGCGATTGAGTGGGATGAATCTTTCAAGAAACTGGATGATCCATCAGGCCGTGCGGTTGGCGTACACCAGTCAGCCTACAAATAATTCGATTTAATTTTTTCAGTCAACGGGCCATATACCCTAAATAATTCGAGTTGCAGGAAGGCGGCGAGAGAAGGAATCCCGATGAGCTTACTCAAGTAAGTGATTCGGGTGACTGAACGTAGCCAACGCACATGCAGCTTGAAGTATGACGAGTATCATGGCCCGTTTTTGTATGCTTAATTGACTGGGAATGTGTGCTTTTTGGCGTTTTTCTCACCATACTGTTCACAACCCAAACAAACGGTACATTGAGGGCACTTTTCGGGAAAAAACTAGTTGACGCAATTAGGCCAACTACGCATAATGCGCCCCGCAACGCCGATGAAGGTGACGCGGAAAAGATGGCTACGTAGCTCAGCTGGTTAGAGCACAGCACTCATAATGCTGGGGTCACAGGTTCGATTCCCGTCGTAGCCACCATCTTTTTTGCGGGAGTGGCGAAATTGGTAGACGCACCAGATTTAGGTTCTGGCGCCGCAAGGTGTGCGAGTTCAAGTCTCGCCTCCCGCACCATATCATCTTCTCGGTCTGACTTCGCTTTTCGAAGCTTGTTAGTGTTTTGTAGTGATTGGGGTATCGCCAAGCGGTAAGGCACCGGTTTTTGATACCGGCATTCCCTGGTTCGAATCCAGGTACCCCAGCCATTTCAAAACATATGCTGAAAAATTCGTTGTCCTGTTGGGGTATCGCCAAGCGGTAAGGCACTGGTTTTTGATACCAGCATTCCCTGGTTCGAATCCAGGTACCCCAGCCATCTACTTGATAGTAGAAGATTTGTTGAAGTGAAGTAACATTAGCAGTACATTTGGCTACGTAGCTCAGCTGGTTAGAGCACAGCACTCATAATGCTGGGGTCACAGGTTCGATTCCCGTCGTAGCCACCATATTTTTGGGGTATCGCCAAGCGGTAAGGCACCGGATTCTGATTCCGGCATTCCGAGGTTCGAATCCTCGTACCCCAGCCAAATTAAGCTGGTAAAACAGCAAGTTACGGGGCGGTAGTCGAAAGACACCGCCCCGTTTTCTTATGAATGGCGACAAAGTGGCGACAGGCTAAAAATTTTAAAGTACCTCGCCATCCCGTTATGATTTTGAAAGCATCCCGATCAACGATTGTCGTTGTTTCGATGTTAAACAGCTAACTAGTTTTTTCATGCACTCGCGCTCTGTTTCAGCACTTTCCGGCTCTAAGTAATGGGAAAATTTCAGGTCCACCCTGAATGGTTGTGTGGGACATTGGGCACCACGACAAACAGCGACGACCTCCACACACTGTCGGTGTAATCTTTTAACCTCTAATACCCTTGCCGCTTTGCTGCAACATGGGCATATCACCATTTTACTAATACCCTGCTTATCCCTGAAAACTTCCCGATCCAGAATATCTAATACCCATTGTCTAAATTCTTTTGCTACTGGCGTTCTGGCGAACATAGCCAGCAGGTGAGCACCACGTAGTGAAAATATGCGCACTTTTTTTCTGTAGTTCCCTGAGGTCACTGATTCAATGACCTGAGACATACCCTGTGAAAACTCATCTGAATTCTGGTTATACAGGTTGGTAATAGATTTCACATTGGCGTACTGAAGCGCTCTAGCCAGATCTGAAGCCATAAACCATATCTGACCGTTTCTTCTGGTAGGGGTGAATGCTGTTTCGTGGAATACCAGTTCCGTTTTTGCTACATTGTGCATGTCTATTTCCTTGTGGGGACTTGGACAAAACCGAAGCCCTGACTGTTCGTGCAGTTGGGGCTTCACTATTTTTAATATCCGACAATTGAATGACTCCACGGTGGAGTCACTTGCAATGTAGCCCCACGGTAGTATTATGTCAATACTAATCCCGTTGAGGTAAAGAGATGTCTAGAACAAGCCCCGTGTTCAATTTGCGAATGCCGCCTGAACTGAAAGAGCAGATCACTGCTTTAGCGGAAAAAAACAAGCGTTCAATCAATGCAGAGATCGTCGCCGCAGTTGAGCTATCACTAGCTGTGAATGGCGGAACGGTAGAACCAACTGACTCTGGTTTACCAGGCGGTTTTGGTCATTTGCTTAAATTTTACAAAGCTGAAGAACTTGAGAAATTAGTTAATGATATTTCGATGGCTGCCGCCGAAAGGGCGATTAAAAAATTGTCAGGCAACCCCGAAAAGTAAGGCATGTCCTTCAGCTTCTGTATCAGACTTATCACCTCTAAAGCCCGCGCCAGTTCTGGCTTTGCGGGTTTTTCTTTTATAGCCCTTTTCAATCCCTTTGCTCTTATCGCAATTATCATATAGTGTTTTACTATATGATAATTGCGATAGATAAAAGGATACTTCCATGCCACTGCTCGACTACATCAAAAAATACTACAACGGGAATCAGGCCTCGTTTGCCCGACTAACCGGCGTACAGCCTGCCCAGGTGACACAATGGCTGGAAAAAGGGTTCATCGTTGTAGATCACACGCTGTACAGCCCACGCCGCAAACTCGGCATTTAAACACGCCGCGCGAACCATCACGGAACGCACTGAACCTACTTTCCGTCATCAGCCCGCTAACCTTTTTCCCCTCTGCCCTAACGATCCTTTTACAGATCCTTTCGTGCAATGTTTTGCAAACACCACTAACAACGCTATCGCTTTGCAAGCCGCGCCAGCATTGGCTTTCTCGCATTTCAGAAAAAACAACAACGGCTAAATTTGTTCACGACCAGAGTGACGAAAACCACAAACGATCCTTTTAAAACAAGGCATTACTCAATTCATCACACGGGCGCCATGCGCCTGATTTTGCAAAATGCTGCAAAACCTTGCGCACCGTGCAAAAGCGCCCAGGCACCAGAACCCCAGCCACCGCGCGGGCTGGCGCTAGGGTTTGCGCCAGATTTCTTTTGCAAAATTTTTATGATCCAAATCGTGCAGGCGGGTGCGGTGTAGCGCCGTTTACGTCTCGCTGGCGCTTCCGTATGCGGGCTGAGAACTCCGGCGCGGCAGGTGGTTGAACGTTCATGAAATGACACAGGCCGTCACGTTAATGACGGCCTGCGGGGCTTAGAATGTGATTGACGCGGTTTTACAGGATAGGGAGTAAATGCGCTGGGTATCAGGCGATGAAGGGGCCGTATTTCTCACGTAGCGCCGTCGCGCGTTGGCCGGTGTTGTTAATCGCCCCAGCGTTCAGCGGTGCGCCAGTGTTGTTATGCGTGTGACTGGCCGTCTGCTGCGCCAGCGTATGCAGCACGTCCAGCGTGTCCGTCAGTAGCGTGAGCACATTTAACTGATCGCTGCCCAACCTTATCGACGGCGCGATCAATTCCTGTTGTGCGGCTACACTGCGGCGAATACCTGCGATACGCTCTGTTAATGCGCCAGCAACCTCTGAATTGTAGTTCCGGCCGACATAGTCATTCCTGTCTTTACTGCTGCGGATCAGCATGTTTGCCGATGTGCCGATCGCGTAATCCCCATCAGCCAACGCCACAACCGCGCCAGCCAATAATTTATGTGTACCGAGTACCGTTATCGTGTCCGTCCCGTTGACCGTGATTGTCCGTGTCGTGGTCGTGCGGGTTTCTGCATCGCTGGTGACGTGGCGCTGGCTGCTACGCTCCTGAATAGTTTGATCGGTTTCCCGCTGCCAACTGCCGTCAGTTGTGACACGCTGGCTTACACCTGCACGCTGCTGCTGGAGCTGCTCGCCTGGCTTAATATCCGGCAATGCCATGCCGTCCTGCATGGTCTGTCTGATAACCGGTTTATCTGGCCTCCCCTCCGCGAATCCGATTTCAACAACCGCGCCCGCAGGCGGATACTGAAACATTCCCCCTTCGGCTCCCGCCATTGGAACGGGCAGCGGCACGGCATTGTATTCAGGCGTGTCGGCGGCGGGGTTGCCGTTCTCATCCAGCAATTGCAGATTAACCGCGTAACGGGGACGAAACGGATCGGACTGGTCGCCTAGCGCGGCGCTGTCATTCGCACTCATCACACGCGCCAGGCGCGGTAAGTGCAATCCGGCCCCCAGCTCAGGGTAATACTGTTCTATCTGGCGTTGCGCGGGCGGCTTCTGTGCGGGCTTGCCGCTGGCGTTCAGCGGTATCCACGTCAGCAACATGTCATCATTATCAATCGCCACCTTCGTAATGCGCCGACTGTTCACAATAACCCCTGGCCGAATAGCAGGGATAACCGGCAATGTCTGGGTATTGCCCGCACCGCCTGCGGTAGAAAATTCCTGTGGGATCTTGACGGGGGCATCGGCAAAACGCGAATCCGCGTAACTGCCGACATACACCTCACCATCCGGCAACTGGAACCACGTATAGTCTGGAATGGCAAACGCACGCCCCAGATTGGCGAGTAATAGATAGCCGCTGCCGGAATGGGTAAAGTGCGGGATTGGGGTATCAACATACGGCGCGGCAGGCAATGAAAACCGCATGGATGTGCTGGACTCCAGCTGTGTTATCACATCACGCAGCGTGGGATGTTGCAGTGAAATAGGCCAATGTCGTTCAAATACCCCGACCAGCTCCCGAATAAACAGACGCTGTGCGCCGTTCTCCGCAGGCGCACAGCGTTCAACAAATCCGGTAAACCAGCGATATACAGAGGTGTTATACCCCAAATCCAAACGAACCAGCTCACCCGTCACATCACGATCGGTCAGTGCCGTCACAAACCCCAGACCGCATTTATTTAGCTCCAGCACCAGATTTAAGCCACTGACAGGGACATCCTCGCCAGCCAGTCGCAATGCGATGATCGGTTTCATGTCTGTTCCTCTGCGGGGCCAATCTTGTTATCGATCTTCTTCAGTACAGATTCAAACCAAGATAGCTTTTCTTCTCCCTCATCGGCGCTGCCCGTACCGCTGGCCGTTTGAACCGTCGCCCCCATCCCGCCCTTCGCGCTGGCCTGCGCCGCCTTGCGCTCTGCGACGCTGAAAAATTCTTTTAGCGTGAAATTGACCAGCCAGGCCATTTTGTCAGTCTGCGGCGCGGCATCGACGGCACCGGAAAAGGTTGCCTCTCTGAATTTTATCGCCTGGGCAACTTCATTCGCCACACGATAACGTTTCATGCTGCCGTCCGCGCTCTTTGCCTCAGCCAGTGCAAACAGGCGGGTAAGCTGTGTTTTCTCCGCAAACGGGATCAGGCCGGAAACCCGCAGTTCCTTGCCCTTAATCCCCTGCTCTGCGCTGGCTGTGCTGCTGGCCTGCCCGCTCTGGTCTTTATCCTGAATTTGCATTGACGGCGACACCAGAATATTTTTTAGCAAAATCGCCTCACCATCCAACGCCAGCACAATAATCTGATTCATCGTTCTGTCACCATTTCACGCAGCGCCCCCAAATCCTCACCCACAAACATCATGCACAGCGTCAACACGGCATCAGGGTTAGGGATATTTTCCCGCATTTCCAATAGTGCCGTTTCGATACTGTTGTTGACTGACAGTGCCCAAATCGGCACGGACGCCCCCTGTAGCTGTTGCAGTGTCTCACCCGCAGCCGCCAACAACGCCTGGCGCTGGACGGCAAAGCCTGCCAACGCGTTGGCGATATCCGCCATCCCCGCCCCGCCCGTCTGGCTGATAGCCTGTTGCATCGCCTGCGCGGCTGATGCCTGTCGGGCCGTACTGAATGACAGCGGCACGGCAGCGGGCAAACTGCCTGACGGCATTGGGCGCTGCATTTTCGTTACGGCCAGACTCAATGCAGAGCGGGCGCGGCGCTGAACCTGCGTCAACTCCGGCAACGGGAACACGGCGGCGGCAGCTGTTAACAGCGTAATAAACTGCTCGATCGTGGTCGCAGTTATCATGAATATCACAACATCATGATTAGCGGGCGCACCCGCCAGTTTTCCCGCCAGGGCGTTAACAGCATTGGGCGGACTGAGAAAAACACCGGATTCGACCGCCTGCCCGACACCAAACGTCCACGGATGGACAACCACTGTCGAGCATGAGATCAGGCGCATGTTCGCAGGAATGGCGAGGCGTTTTTCATGCCACATTACTGTGGTGCCTCCGGCCAGTCGATTTCACTCGCGGCCACATCAACGCGATTCAGTAACACGCGGTATTTTTGCCACGCCGTCAGTTGCTCGGTTTCTGCGTCCGTCGCCATGCCCAGCGCAACCGCATCAGACAGCGTAGCAATGCGGGTATTTGCCGCACTCAGGCGCACTGTTAGTTCGTTTTGTGCCGCTTTTACTGCTGCCGCTGCCTTAGCTTCTTTGTCGATCGCCCACCTTTTCCCGTTCCATGCATCAAACTCTGACGCAGGTTTCAGCAGCGTGACGTTATCCGGCAGTTCGCCGAGCAACGTAACAGTCTGCGCCTGTCGTGTTTCCGTACTGTAGACCGTCTGGCCGCGATAGTCCGGCACGTGTTCCCATTCCTTACCGTCTGCATTACGGCGCAACGCTTTGCCGGCAGGCGGCAATTGCGGTTCGTCGGCGTAGCTGTCAGCGGGCAGACCAACACCTTGCATGACGTATTCATAGCTGGCGCTCTGATATTCGCGCGTCGTCGGATTGACGTGATAAACCGTAATCCAGCCGGAATTGATTGCCAACCCACGTTCGTTCAGTTCTGCGTTTTTAATTTGTGTTGAATAGTTGCTCATTATGCTGCTCTCACGATGTAGTTAAATGCAATGTTACGGGGGCGGTTTTCGTTAGCTGTGGGTACGACGCGTGACGCGTCCAATTTAGCTGGATACCACGCGTTCATTGTTGGACTATCCACAACACTCATATAATTATCAGTATCATGCAGTTTTTCACTAGTATCGTAATACATCGCACTTGTTGATGAATTCGCTTTTTTTATCGCTACATCTGCGTCATAACCATAAAACAGGCTACCTGTGATGTTTCTAATTGCGTCGCCCTGCGCTGACAGCAACGCACGCCCAGCATCAGCGCCCCGCCCATCATCCCAGCCACGGACGAACTCGCCGCGCAGGTCTGGCAGCACGCCGGACGGATATGCAGCAGCTAATTGCGGATATGTCGATTTATTGAATGACTGACCGTTGCACTTTATCCAGCCTGCCGGAGGGGTTGCGGATGGATATGGAATAGGTGATCCGACAGGAAAATCGCTGGGTAGATTAATATCTGTCGTACCATCGAATGCCACGCCGTTAATTTTGCGAGGGGTCGCCAATTTAGTCGCCGCCGCCGCCGTTCCATCCGCTGGCAACGCTGCATTCGCTTTTGCCTGCGCGTTAGTTGCAATAGAGTGAGCCGTAAAAAGCTGCTGCGCTGTCGCAGCAATAGTTCTGCTATTAGTGTTAATTGACGAGCTCAACGCCACCACACCCGCGACGTCATATGATGCCGCGGGAACGTTTTTAATCTGTGACCAGTCAGAATCAACGCTAATATCTGTCGTACCATCAAACGCCACGCCGTTGATTTTGCGTGTTGTCGCCAATTTAGTCGCCGCCGCCGCCGTACCTTTTACCGGCAGGAAACGGTCATCCAGCGCCAGGATCGGTGATACGGGACGACTATCAACAGCCTGACCATTAGCGATGGAGGCTATTTTTGTTACATAGTGCGCATAACCTGCGGCATCGGTGTAATTTGCTAATGCAGTGGCAGCGGTGAACGTGATGCGGTTTTCCCATGCGCCCGTTACTGTTCCCTGCCTGCTGACGTCCAGCCAGACAGATGTATTAGCCGATACGTTGAGCATTGCCGGTGCATCCAGCTGCGCCCGTAACCCGCCCACATACCCGATCCCCGCCATCACCGTGGCCACACCGTTAGCCAGTGACACACGGAACCCGTCATTGAGAAACGCCGCCGCACCGTAGTAATCCAACATGGCCAGCCGATGCGCTTCATCCATCCCGAACAACCGCGCCGAAAAATCAATCTGCCACGTTGCTGCCGATACGTTGATTTGTGTCGCCGCCGCCGCCCCATCGAACTGCATAGCAAGATTGCGCGTTAAGCTATTGCCCTGCCTGCCGTTCTGCGTTTTGATTTTTTGCTGGGTGCGAACGTGGACGATCATCAACACGGTATTGGTTTTGCTATCAACCAGACCTATCCAGTTGTAGTCCCAATCCCCGATGGCGGTATCTAACACCACGGAATAGACCACGGCGTTAGTATTCAGTACGCCGGATTGCGTGATAGCGGCGCGGTGTTTGATTGCCGCAGCGGCGGGCATTCTCTCATCACGGCTCACCGCCTGATTCTCGTCCTGATTAGGGTTCAGGGCGAAAACAATCTGGTCGGGAACGGCGGGTTGCCCATCCAGCACTTTTTTTACGTTCCATGCTTCAAATGCACGGGTAACAATACTCTGCGCCATAAAACCTCACTGACTGGCTGTATAATATTCGGTTGATGATGTGAAGGTGGGGGCGTTCGCTGGGGTTCTCCCCTCGACCAGCCCGTGAACAATGTCAACATCGGCGGCGTAATACGCGGCATCATGACTGAACTCAGCGGCACGAATGCGTGATATATCCGCGTTCGTTACATCAAAATAGTAACGGCGGCACGTCCGGCCATACTGGCGGATCAGATCCATCATCAAGGTGTTATAGGTGCCGATCTGCTCGTCATTCAGTTGCACCAGGACAACATCCCAATCATGCGCGGGCTGACGCTCCGCTAACGTCACCTCCCCGATATCCAGCCGCTGGAAGATGTTGATAAACCCTGCCACGCTGCCCGCATCAACCGCGTTGATAAACGCGAATTTCACCCGCTTTCGGTAGAGGGCTAACGGCTCCCCGTTAAACCGCTGGATATCGCGCTGGTACGCCATCGCATCCAGTAGCGCCACGTCACAGGTTTCAGCATCAAACTGTTGCAAGGGAAATTGCATCCAGTCATAGGTTTTCAGCCAGAATTGTTTTACGGCTGCAAACAGCTTGAGCGGCTCCCCGTTGTCCATCCACGGCGGTAACGTCTGGTTATCTAGCCACGTTTTAAACTCAGACATTTTTAAATACCACGCTGACACCCGACAGGCGCGGAATGCTCAGCTCACTGATGATGTCTGACTCACTGAAGGTGATTGACTCGATCACCGGAAAATACTGGTGACACTCCCCCGCCAAAGTTGAGAAGGAAAAACGGGAGTAAGGCCATGTCTTTTTCACGTCATAATCGGTGTTCTGGCGGAATGCGCAGCGGATCAGATCCAGCACGTTAACGCGTAGCGCCTGTAATTCCTGTATCGTGAAATTGGCATAGTTCTTCAGGTAAACCGTGACAAGCAGTTGTACGTCCGATTCAGGCAAGGGCATACACAGCACATCATCACCGTGCCCGTGATGGCCCTGCGCCATCACATAATCATTGACGGTATCGATAAACGGCTGGCTGGCAACGCCAGAATCCAGCAACAAAAAGACATTGGCTGTGCCTGGCCCACGCGGCGCATCATGTTGAAAAAAGATGCGGTCAGTGGTCAGCCCTGCAATCTGCGCAATCGCACCGCGATAGACGGCATCAATGTGATATTGCCCAGGCAAATTAAACTGATTGCGCACGCGATCACGCAGCTCGTCATCAGATTCAATATCCGCACCTGGCGCGGTCAGCCAGTCATCGTCGTTAACAACATGTTCAATGTTGTCTACACCAACGGGTAAAATTCGGTAGTAGCCTGGCGCGAGGTTATTCCCGCTACCGGCAAGCGTGGCCGTCACGGGGATCGGGGCACTTCTGACGCCCGCATCGATAGTAAAATCAGCGTCTGTTGTCAGTCTGTAGACAGTGCCGTTGATACGTTCTGTCTGGATTTGGGTTCCCGCAGGAACAACCGTTGTGACACTAGGGTCGGACTTGGTAAACGTGATCACACCACGCGCCCCCGCCGCCCCTTTGCGCTCCAGATTGACCGCCCAGGCGAACACATCAACAAACGCCCCGCTGGCCGTCGCCAGATACAGGTTTTTCATCACGGTGTTGACCAGCGCATTCTTTAGCCACATCACCGGCGCGGTCACAATCGCAGTGATTAATCGCCAGAACGGGGACATGCGTGACGTGTTCGTTATCATGCCCGCGTCAGCAACGACATCGTCAAACTCTGCACGGATCTGTTTCTCTGTAACAGGCATGCCCTGTTCAGCCAGAATGCGTTCATAGTCGGGATTGGGGCGATTATTCATAATGATTCACTCACTGAGATCGGGCCGAAATCATACGTTTCAGCGTCAATGAAATAATTCCCGCGACCGTTATCACGGATAACCACCGTCCCTGGCACCAGGCGCGTATCTTCTTCGGTCAGCAGTTCCATGCGTAACATGATGTCACTGCGCAATACCGGACTGCGTTCAGCAACCAGTTGCTTAACCAGCCCTGATTCAATCAGCCGGTGAACCACGTCTTGCGCAATGCTGACGCGGTTATTACACAACTGCGGCTCATTGCCGGTATTCAGCGTGAAGTCACCGTCAGTGATTAGCAGGTCAAAATACAGTGCATCACTCATCCTGCGGCCAGCTCCTGAGATTCGGCGATACTGGTAAACGTTGCGCCGTTCGGTGGATAAATATTCACGCTGGCAATCTCTGTTTTGCGTGTATTCGCTGTACTCTGATTATTGGTCTGTAAGGTTTTTGATATCCCGCCGTTCTGCATCGTTGGCGCAGTGACGCCAGCAGGCGCGGCCAATGCGCCGCCCGTAGTAGGCTTCAGGTCAATATTGATGCCAGGCAGGTAATTCAGCCCCTTCGCAATGAAGTTGTACGTTTGGGTAAACGAGTCCATGAGCGACGCCCACAGCCCGTTAAAAATATTGGTTATCGAATCAACAAACCCGCTAAAGGCCGCAACAGGGGATAGCCCTGCAAAAAAATTCACGGCCATTTCCCACCCAAGCTGGATCGATGACCAGAGGTCAGAAAAAACACCATCCAGCACACGGCACGCCTCAATCACCCAGCCGATGGGAGCCAGGATCCAGCCGATAGCCTCCGCAACAATACGTCCGAACGCCTCACCAGCTGATGTGACTCCGGCCAGCTCTTCAGAGGAATACGCAATCGGCGTCAGTAAGTCGGTGAACCAGCCAAACAGGGCTTTCACCCCTTGCCAGACAATCCCGATGGCAGCACCCAGCAGGTCAAACAGCGGAGACAGTGGCGCAAGTGCGTCGGATGCCTCACCAAAGCCACTCACAAACCCTTTAAAAAAGGCCTTGATGGGGTGCCAGAACTTCACGACAGCGACAACAACCAGCCCGATAGCGGCAATAATGGCGAGGATCGGCCAAATGACAGCATTAACGCCAATCGCCGCCGCCCAGGCGGCGACTTTGGTGAAGATAAATGATGACCTCAGCCAGTTCATTGCCGTTGTCGCTTTTGTACCGATTGCGGCCATGATGTTTAACTTACCTGTGACCAGCGCTAAAGATTTAGTCCCGAGCGACCAGAGCGGTAACAGCCCTGTCCAGATAAATCGGGACACGCCAAACACGATATTGGCCGTCGCTCCCGCAGCCGCAAAGGCCAGCGTAGACAGGGCAACATAGCCCAGCCAGCGGGCGATATTCGGGAACATATCCAGCCATTTAGCGAACCTCTCACCAATAGCAATCACGGTATCACCCAAGGGGGAAATAGCAGGGATCAGCCGCATCCCAATCGATACTCGGATACGCTCCCAGACCTTATCGAGCCGTTCCCACATATCCGCCATTTTTTTCGCCATTTCCGTGGCGCGATCCAGCCCCTGCGTATTTCCCATATCACGCATATGCTGACGCAACTTATCCGCCTGGCCCCACGTCGCCGTTAATGCCTGCGCACCATCGCCAAACGCCTTATTTAACGCGGTCTGCGCTTTGATATTGCCCTCAATAGAGCTACCAAATTTGCTCTGAAGCTTTTGCAGGATGTCGGGGAATTGCAACATTTTGCCCTGTGCATCAGTGAAACTCAGCCCAAGCTGTTTCCCACCTTCTACCGCTGATTTCAGAAACGCATCATAAATCCCGCCCGCTTCCGTGCCTTTGGTCTGCTTGAGCATCCCCATGACGGCAAATTGTTCATCCATGCCGACACCCATCTGGGTGCCCGTGCCCTTGCTGGACTTCACTAACTCCTTGAGTTCGTCCAGACTGGTGCCAAAGTTCTGCACCATGTACGCGCCTTTTGACGCCATCATTTCAGCAAACGGAATATTGCCCATTCGCTTTGCCACGGTACTGAAGTTGTTCGCCATGTCATTCATGTAACTTGCGGCACCTTCAGCACTGGATTTTGTTGCCACAGCCAGCGTATTGAGTCCTGTGGTATATCGCGGTAACTCGTCGTCAGTTATTCCCGCAACTGAACTACGAATGACGGTTGCAGACGCGACAAACTCCGCCGCCGACTTACCGTACGCCGTGCTGAATGCCTGGGCTGATTGATAAATTTTATCCAGTGATTGCGTGCTAACGTTACGGGTTGATAATTCATCCAGCGCCTTTCTCACTTCATTCGCGGGATCGAGCAAACCTTTTACGCTCTGAGCGACACCCCACAGCCCCGCCGCGCCAATCGCCACACGACCCAACGCCTCCGCGCTGCGGTTAGCAAACTGTTCAACGGATTGCTGTGCCCGCCCCAGCGGGGCACTCAGTTGGTTTTTCAGACTCAATAAAAAGCCTAGCTCTCTCATCGTTATTCCCTGCTACCGTTGAACGCAAAAGCGATACCTGCGGCGGTACTGTTAATCTGGCATTCGTGAAAATACTCAGCCAGCCACGCGGCGCGGGCCAGACTCATGGCGTCGTCGTCGTCATGGGGCAGGTAATGACGCCGTAGCGTCATATACTGCTCAAGCTGATTGCCCCTGATGGCATCAATCAGCGCACTTATCCCTTTACTTCGATCTCCACCTCTGGCGCGTAAATTTCATTAACCTTTTTAGCGATCTGCGTGCCGTAGCCAGGTCGTTGCAGCAACTCATTCAGCGCGTCGCGGGTATCGGGGGTAACGATACGTTTCAGGTAGGTGGCAATCGTGCCGATCACATCACCGTCACGCGCGGCCTCATTTGACAGCTTGTTATACGCCACCAGTGTTGGCGCAAATGACAGTTCACGACCGTTGACGGTCAGCGTGATCACGTTGGTTTCTTTGCTCATTGTTCAATCTCTCTGCGTTGATTAATGTCAGTTATCAGTTGGTTATGTCTGGCGGCGCATTCGCTATATAGCACGCGGTACGCCCGTAACGCCTGGTCAAAATCCTGACCGGTATTACCCGCCAGGCGGGGGAACTGTACCGGACAAAGGGTTAACAAATTCGCCTGATAAGGCACGTTCGGCCTGTTCTGCGCTGTCGTTGAACAACCGAACGTATTCATCGCTAGCACACACATTAAGAAAAACAGGCTTAAGGGTTTCTGTATGAAAGACGCGATCTTGTGTGTGCTCATTTGCGCGTAGCTCCTGTAGTTTCTGCTCTAGCGCCCGCCCTGATTGACCGGCGATATCTTCCAGACTGGTACGCACGCCATCGGCGGCGGCGGTAGCCGCGCGGGTGATGCGCAATGCCTCGCTATCGTGCTGCAAGTCGTTGACATACCAGCCCGCAATAAATGCCACCGCCGCTAACGCCAGCAGCCGCTTCATCAGCGCACCCCGACGTGTGCCAGGCTAAAATGGTTACCATCGGGACGGGACGTAAATCGCCCGCCCCACGCGCCACCGATGGACTCCCAAAACTCGCCGAGCGGGGTGTACGCTTCCGTTTTTGACTGATACACCCCATCAATAAACAGATTAAAATCTACGGCCAGACGCTGGGTATGCAGACTATTACTGATACCTGCACCCGATTTGGCATTGATAGCGGCTTGCTCCGGCGTCCGATAGACTTCGCCAAACGTCAGCGAATAGCCGTTCTCTGCCGCCCAGGTGATCAGGCGTGCAACCATGACCGTAAACGTGGCTTGTTTTGCGCTTAAACTCATGAATTCTCCCGTGATGCTCTCAGTTTGCGTTCAATGATGGCCTCTATCGCCGTTGACCCTGCGATCCCCAGCGCCGAGGCCAATCCCAACACCGCCAGTTCTGGCAGCTCAGGAAACTGGATCAGGGCCACACCCGCGACCATTGACGCCGCCGAACCTAAAATAATGCGGCCCACTAACAGGCGAAACGTGATCCGTTCCTCACTGACCAACAGCTTCCCCAACCCGATAGCCGCGCCAACAACTAATAAACTGGTAAAAAATGACGTTTCACCGTTTTGCATAATTCACCCAATGAGATCCCGAATATCCGTTTCAGACAGTACTGGCACGCCGTCGATACGCACAAAATCGGGGCTGGTCACCAGATACTTCACTTTATGCGTCGCCGTCTCCCCGCCCTTCGGTTCGAAGGCAACCGGCCCCGTCAGCACCAACTTGCACCCGAACGCCTCAACCTTGAATTCCTCATCGCCGGTGTTGGCGTAAAACAAAATATCGGAGGTCGGGATCGCGCGGTAACTGCCTGCTACACGCGCCAGTGCGGTGATTTTTTTGAAATTCTTCGTATCAAATTCCATCTCACCCTCGGCACCGACATCACCGGAAACGAAACCGTCAGGAATGCCGCGCGTTTGTGATACGGCGGTGTTATCCGTGATATCCAATGTCGCGGTTTTGACGTGTACCAGTTCAGTCCCTAGCGAAATATCAAACGACTGCCCGCCGATTCGCTGTGTCATCGTTATGCCTCCAACGTGGCATCTAACATGATGCCCACTGTGATTGATTTCGGACTGCCGTAAGGCCGCACCGTGAGATACACCGCCACGGCAACCGATGATGTCCAGGCGATCACCACATCCCCCTCGCGCGGGGATTGCACCTCGCCTGGGAACGTGACGTTATTAATCTGGCTACTGCGGGACATTTCGCGCATGTGACGCGCAAAAAACGTCTGATGTGCGGCGATGCTGCCTGGCGTGCTATTCATTGAACGGTCGGCAATTTTTGCGATAGCCTGGAGACGGACACGCCGCGCGATTTTGTCCACAATGCGCAGGTGTTCGATAACCTGGTAGTCGCCGCCTTCAACGTCCAGCGCTCTCCCGTCAGCCCAGTAAATGCCGTCATAATCCGGATACCACATCGGGACGCTGTAGCGGATGGCTTCCAGTGCCTGCAAGGTCGCCAGCTCTAGCGGAATATCATCACTATCAACGGGCAATACGGTGCCCATGCCGATTAACGGCCCTGTGCGCACTCGCGCTGGGCTATCAGCGACGGTCACAGCACGGCTACACAGACGCCCCGCCAATACCCCCGCTTCACTGCCCCACAGATTCGGCACCAGTTGCACCGAGGGCACCGCTTCACCGCGCTGTAAATCGGCTAAACGTGCGAGGTACGCTGACCACGTTTCATCCGCTTGCAGGCCACTGACGGACAGAATGAACCAGACCCAGCGGCCATATTTTGAAATCAGCGTGGTACGCAGGCTAGCAGCAGCGGCAATCGTGGCTTTTGTCGCGTCCAGCGTTAACACAACCCCTTCAACGCTGGCGACGGCCTGCGCATTGTCCACCCGTTGAACCCAGATTTTGGCAACCTCGGCGGCAGGCAATTCGTCCAGTTCGTCGTCAGAAATAGAGACGACAAAGGCGTTCCAGTTCTGCCCTGCATTCAGCCGCGCCGCCTCAACACAACGCTTTAGCGTTGAGTCGTCAGCGCCCAGCAGGCTATCCAGATTGCTCTGAGTGTTTACCGGCGTGACAGGGATCGCATCCCTCACCGCGCGGCCAACAAACAGCACAACCCGCTCGATCTCTTTCGTTTCGCCCTGAAGCTGATTGAGCTGATTTATTGTGATAGTAGGCCAGGTCATTTATCCCCCTCGGTCCTGTGCGTTGACGTCCCAGCCAAACCCGATGGCTTGCAACTGACGCGCCAAAATTTTGTTAAATTCGTCATCGCTCACGCCCAAAAACACACGCGAGGGAATATCTATTTTCCAGGTCGTTTTCGTTGGCGTACCACGGAGTTTTCTTATCAGTAACCCCGCCTGCGCCATGTTCAGAGTGTCGGTAATGTATTTGCTGCTCGCTTTGACATACCGATTCCCCTTGCGCATTTTGTAACCCAGTGCGCGTAATCGCTTAGCCTGTCGATCTGTTGCCGATGGCGGATCCGCACCTCCACTACTTTGCGTGTTCTTTTGTTGCTGCCTGGCCTGCCTGCGATTGACAGTAATGTCCATGCCGTTTTGCTGGCTATATCCCACAACCCCAGCGGGTACAGGCGTTTCCCCGTTACGGTATCCACCACCTTGCAAATAAATACGCACTGCGCCAATTTCTGGCATTTCGCGCACATGCAGCAACTTCGGCAACTGACGCAACATTTTTCCGCGACGTTTCGACTTTCTCGGTGCCCACGGCTCGCCGTCTGGGCTGGTTTGGTTACGCTGATTGCGCTTGGCCGCGACAATGACCCCCAGCTTGGCAATACGCCACAGCAACCGCTGGCGCTTTTTAGGCGGTAACTCCAGTGATGCCAGCGCGGCACGTAATTGCCGTAACTGTCGCTGCGGCAACCCGCCTTGAACAGACAGCGCCATTACAGCGGTGCGCCGCTGGCGTCTGCGGCATACAACGCCCCGCTTAACGCCGTCCATAATTCGGGATCGGCCAGCTCCCAGCGTTTCCCACCGAACGGAATATCACCCGTTTCGCTTGGCCGGATGTTGATGCTGTCAGCCAGCTCGACGACGATCTCTAACGGGGACGACAGTTCCTCATCGAATTCAATGTCAACGCTGGGCGGTGATAGCTCCAATTCGTCATACAGCGCGTTGCGGCTGTCAGCCAGCCATGCCAGCACCAGCGCGTAAACCTGCGCAGGCGGGCAAATCCGATACGGGAACGATCCCCAGTTTAATATCGCCTGGTAACGAAACACCCCTATCCGGCGCTGCTCCAGCCCCAGCGACTTAGGGGCGGGTATTAACTCCGCATTGTCCAGCGCACTTTCAAACTGCTGCATAACCCGCTCGGGCAGATGCTGCGTTAAAAAAGCGGTCAGACTCTCAATCTGGCTCATATCAGATGCACCCCGACGCGCGGATAACGCTGCATGTTTCGCAGCACAACGGCCGCTTCTGCTAGCAAAATGTCGCGAGTCTCGGCGCTCTCCTGCCCTGGATGCGTTTCGCGTCGGCCAATGCTTGCGAATTCGCCCAGCAAATCGGCTTTGGCACGGGCATAAATCGCCTTTTTGTATTGCGCGGTCAGTTGGTTTTCATTCCCTGCGCGTGCGCCTGGCACATCAATGGCCTGCTCATGACCCCGCGCACGCCAGTAAATCACCACATCGCCGAGGCTATCGTTAACCTCTGCGACCGCCGCCAATAGCGCCTGTGCCGCCGTAGACGCGGGCAAATCAGGCGGAATGGTGCGTGAGCGCTGAAACTCACCCAGATTGAGATCGGGCCAGAACACCACACCGTTAACGATGGGTTCATCCTGATAATCAATCGGTTTTCCGCTAAACCCCAGGGATGGCACCGCCATGTCACACCTCATCAATGCAAGTAGGGGAAGCGGGCAGACCGAGATCCACGACCTTGAAAACCTTACGAGTTTTCAGCCTCCCTCGCGCCCGCCCCGGCTTGCGGTAGTCGTTACTTTTCGGTCAGCCCCCGAATACGGGCTGTAATCTTTTTACGGATGGTGCCTACACCCGCATTCTTGTTAAATTTTTCAGCCTGTTCTAGCAGCGCATCCGCCTGTTCCAGCGTGTCAACATCATCAACCGCCGTTGCACGCGGCTGGCCGTTCTCATCACGCAGTAAATACAGACCTGCGAACTTGAACCATTTCGCGTTGATGTCCTCATGCAGCCGCCATTTATCGCGGATATTGTTAAACGTCCGGCTGAAATACGGTTCAACGCTGTGCCCTGCGGCAGCTTCATCGGTAGCCCACTCCAGCACCGTGTCAGCCACAAAGGCCGGTAACGTGCTTTTGAAGTTTTCCGGCGTCGCCTGGCTCTCACTGATTGCCGTATCGGCCCAGTCCAATGCCTTGCCCATTTCCCCCGTGTCAAACAACCAGATCACGCAGTAAACCAGCGCCGGATTTGCGAAGCGGGCATCACCGGCAAGATAGGCTTCAACGCTCGGCATCCAGCGCGGGAGCAGCACATCGCGTTTCATTTCGATGCGATCTTCTGTTCGCGGCAGGCTGCGCAGCATGGCGACATCTTTGTCCAGCTCCAGCTTTTGCAGATGGAAGCTGACCGGCGATGCGGCCAGTGCTTCACGTTTATCCAGTGCTTTGGCGGTTTTCACGCTAGCGCGGTGGCGCTGACACGGGGACATGGCCATATTTATTCACCGTCGTTTTCAGGTGTTGGTGCCGGTGCGGTTTCACCTGTTGCCAGAGTGATTTTGTCGAATGCCGCGTACAGCTCGTCATGCTCGACCCCGTAACCTTCCATGCGCAGATAATTGTTTTCAAAACGCTTACGGTCATCGTTCCACTCGGCTTTACGCTTACGCGTGCCGCCCTGGGTATACAGATGCAGGTTATCCAGCGTGGTAACGGCGAGACGACCTTCCGGCATAAACGGCGGGGTGTAGGCGGTACGCCCCGCAATCTGACGGCCAATCAGTTGCGCGGCGACCTTCTCAGTCGGGCGATCAATCCGATTCATCATGGTTGTGGCGTCATTACCGATTAAGTCAGCCGAGACCAGCACAATGAGGCGCGGATCGTTGCGGAACGGCTCATAAATGCAGTTATGCACCAGATCGGTAACCGCCGCGTCCAGACCGATAAAGTCAGCACCGGCACCACCAATGGTCACGTCGTCAACGATGATTTGCTCAGCGGAACGCGTCTTAACAATTTGGTGCCAGCCGATGTTGACATCTTCGCCGTTCGGATTGGCTTCAGGATCGGTGTCATCCGCCACGCTCGTACCGTTGAACGCCACGCGCAGCATATCCAGTGCGAACGATTCATTACTGAACGCCTGGATGCGCTGAAAGAATTCTTCTTCGCTGCCCGAGTTTGCCCAGACAACCAAAAGCGAATACGGCAGATATGAACCCGAATCCGTTTCAACCAGCTTGTATTCGTTCCCCCCCACGCTCAGCGGGCGAGTGAACCGACCGTCTTTCTTACGGCCGGTGTAAATACCTGGCTTGCCCGTGGTCACCACCTGACCGGTTATCTGATCGACATCCAGTACGTTCGGCAACAGGCTCAGGAATTCGGAACTTTGCAGTAACGCATTGCGTAGCTGGGTTTCCTTTGGATTCGTCAGCGAGAAAAATCGCGACGTGTCCACCTGGCCGTTAGCCGTTGCCAGACCTGCGGCATATTTGCGCAGTAGCGCCTCGGCTCTTGGGGTTAATTGCATAATCTTTTTATTCCTGAAAAGAGGAGCGGTTAAACAAACTCAAACGGTTTATTGCTGCCGTTTGGTGCATTGTTCGGGCGACGTGTGCTGCCGTCCTCCATCGCTGACAACTTGGTCAAAACCGTGGTCAATTGCGTGGTCAGATCGCCCATTGCATCGTTAGCAGGCTGGTTAGCGGGCTGACGACGTGCGGAAAACTCACGGCGACGAGGGCGCGAACGAGGGCGCTTCTCTGGGGTGACGTTGAACGCCTTCATTGCTTTTGCCAGGTTGGCTTTTGCAACGGTGAATTCCGCCGCTTTGACTTCATCGTCTGGGTTATCAACAACGTCCTGCGCAAGAACAGCCACTTCTTCAGCGGCATCGGCGATCTCTTCTGCGATACCCGCTACCTCTTCAGCAGCTTGCTCCGGCGTATCAACCGCGTCGGTATCACCGCTGGCAGCGTCTTTGCCTTTTTGAGCCAATTCCAGCAATTTCTGGATGAGGGCTTTTAGCTCTTCCATCTTTTTTTCCTCGCCCTCGTTGGGCTTATCAGTGTTAGGCTCTGGTGTTGGCGTAAACTCTTTACTGGCCGAAAATAAGCGCGACCAGAAAGATTCTTTTTTATCCGGCTTATTCACCTGTAATTTTCCCAGGCTGAACGTCTCAAGGTTCCCCCGCTCCGCGTCCTTTTCTTCGCCAGCTAAAACGAATTTAAGTTTTTCCGTTCCCAGACTGGCCGGAATATCCGTTACCGCCAAACCGAAAAGATATTCCCGCCCGTTTCCCGCAAAATCAGAAATAAACTCAGCAGACGTAAACAGTTTTTGCCCCATTCGATTGGCATCAATTAAAAATTGATTCGGCACTAACTGGGCATATAACTTCGTAACATCACCGTCTATTTCCACTTTCAGTGCATCCACTTCACCCAGATTGCAGGTAAATTCACGTTCACCGATATCGTATTGCGGATGGTGCGGCCAAATCATGGCGGTATAGGTTTTACGGGTGTAGGTTTCTGCCGCATCAATCAGCCATTGCGCTTCAATAATACGACCGTCCACAGCCTGCCCAGATGTGGCAATACATAACCAATCAGTGCGGTAATGAGATTGCGGCATAATAACCTTCGTTGAAAAAGTAAATAACGGTATTTCGTTTGCGGTAGTCAGTATTACCAATTGATTAATTGTTCGCGACCGCTTTATTTCTGATGTATTCGGATATAAACGCTTATCCGCTTTTTACCGATACTTATTGATAATTACGGCAGAATAATCCCGTCATAATAGCCTCATGGCTAAATACTCCGATGAAATAAAAGACGCGGCACGCGCCCTGTATATTAAACGCTGGGTGCCGAAAGACATCGCACAGGAATTAAACCTGCCGCCGCGCACTATTTACCATTGGGCTGATGTAGGCCAGTGGGCATCACTGCTGCCCGTTGAATCAGTCGAGCATGTTATTGCCCGACGCATCGATCAACTAACAGGACGCGAGAAAAAAACATCGCTGGAGCTGGAAGAGCTTCGGGATCTGATTGCTCACCACGTCAAGCTAATGGCGCAGCAAAATAAGCACGCCGAAAAAATGGCGGAAATGCAGGCCAAAAAAGCGGCCTATGATGGTGAAGGGTATTGCCTCAGTGCGGCGGGCGGAGAACCAGGAGAAAGAAAGCGCCGGTATAAGAAAAACGATGTTTCCGCCCTGACGCCTGAAATGCTGGATACGTGGGCACAGGAACACCTTTTCGAGTACCAGCTACACTGTCGCGATCACAAAGATGAAGACTGGCGCTTCATCCTGAAAAGCCGACAAATCGGCATGACCTACTATTTCGCCTGGGAAGCGTTTGAAGATGCCGTCGTCACCGGTGACAATCAGGTTTTCTTCTCAGCGTCCCGCGCCCAGTCTGAAATCTTCCGCGAGTATATTGTCCAGATCGCACAAAACCATTTTGGCATCACGCTGACGGGTAAAAACATCCGCCTCAGCAACGGTGCAATCCTGCGCTTTCTGTCCACAAATGCCAGCACCGCGCAGGGTTTTAACGGCCATCTGTATGGTGATGAAGTCTTCTGGATCCCAAAATTCACGCGTCTGCATGAAGTCGCCAGCGCAATGGCGACACATAACAAATTCAGAACGACTTACTTTTCAACGCCCAGCGCAAAAACACATCAGGCGTATCCGGTCTGGACGGGCGACGAGTGGCGCGGCGACGATGCAAAACGCAAAGGCGTTGAGTTTCCGAAAGATGCCGCGATGCGTGAAGGCGTTCTCTGCCCTGATGGCATCTGGCGTTATGTCATTACGATGGAAGATGCTATCGCGGGCGGTCTGGGTGCGCTCGTTGACATTGAGCGCCTGCGCAATAAATACAACCCGACCGCGTTCGCCATGCTCTACATGTGCCAGTTCGTTGACAGCAAAGACGCGGTATTCAAGTTCGCCGCTCTGGTTGGCTGCGAAGTGGATAAAGCGACCTGGGGCGACTATGACCCAACCGCCGCACGGCCATTCGGCAACCGCGAAGTTTGGGCAGGCTTTGACCCGTCCCGCTCTGGTGATAATTCCACGTTTGTCATAATCGCGCCCCCCATTCATGACGGTGAGCGCCACCGCGTTCTGGCTATCTGGCAATGGCAGGGCCTTAACTTTAGCTGGCAGGCCGATCAGATAAAACAGCTCATGCGCCGCTTTAACATCACGTATATCGGTATCGACACAACAGGCATCGGTAAAGGCGTGTATGACCTGGTGAGCAAATTCGCACCACGCGAAGCCACCGCCATTCTTTACAGCGTTGAAAGTAAAAACCGCCTGGTCATGAAGATGATCGACGTTGTCGAGCGCAAACGCATTGAATGGGCAAAAGACGCCATAGACGAAACCAACAAGGAGCGGGCAGAAATCCCCGCGTCATTCATGGCTATCCGGCGCACCACGACCAACAGCGGCAACGCACTGACATTCGTTGCGGAACGCTCCGACGCGACCGGCCACGCGGATGTTTTCTTTGCCATATCACACGCGGTTATTAATGAACCTATCGATCACGAATTTGACCGCCCATCAACCTGGGCATTCGGGAAAGCAGCATGACAAAGAGACGTAATAAGAAATTCCAGGCCACAACAACAGGAAACAACGCGGAGACGTTCACACCAGGGCGCGGCAGCGTGATCACGTTTGGCGAACCGGAACCCATCCTGACAACCGGCACGGATTACCACAATATCTGGTATGACAATGAATATAACCACTGGCGGTTACCCATCGATCGCCTGGCGCTGTCGCAATTGCCCAACCTCAACGCCCAGCACGGCGGCGTGTTGTATGCACGGCGAAACATGGTGGCAGGCGGCTATATCAGCGGCGGGCTAACCACTGACCAGGTAGAACAAATGGCGTTTGATTATCTGCTGTTTGGGGATGTTGCAATCCTGAAGATCCGCAATGTGTTTGGCGAAGTGATCGACCTGCTACCGCTGCCATCACTTTACCTGCGCTGCCGGAAAGATGGCTCATTTGTCATCCTGCAAGAAGGGCCCGCCCTGGTTTATGAGCCAGCAGACATCGTCTTTTTCAAAATGTACGACCCGCGCCAACAAGTTTATGGCCTGCCGGATTACATCGGGGGGATTCATTCCGCACTGCTCAACAGCGAAGCGACGATTTTCCGCCGCCGTTACTACAACAACGGGGCGCACATGGGCTTCATTCTCTATACCAGTGACCCGAATCTGACACTGGAAATGGAAAATGAAATAAAAACCAAGATCGCGGAGTCAAAAGGACTAGGCAACTTCCGCAATATGTTTATTAACATCCCGAAAGGCAATCCAGAGGGCGTTAAAATCCTGCCTGTTGGGGAAGTCAGCGCAAAGGATGAATTTGCAAACATCAAAGGGATTACCGCGCAGGACATTTTCACCGCTCATCGCTTCCCTGCTGGCCTGGCGGGCATCATCCCTACAAATGGCGCGGTGATGGGCAACCCTGACACGGCCCGTACGACATATAGAAAGGATGAAGTCATCCCGCTGCAACGAAAATTCATGAACGGTGTTAATACAGACAACGAGATCCCAGCGCATTTACATCTACGATTTGACGTTGAAACCCCATCAATTACCGATGATAAAGCGAAGTAGAATGCACCATGAGACAGAACCCGTTAAAATCCCAGCAGTTTGATTCGCTGGGAGCCAGAAATATGCGTGTAATGAAAGTCGTTTGCCCTGAGTGCAACAGCAAGGCGATTATTCGTAAAACCGTGCGTAAACATCGCCATATATCCGATATCTACTGTGCGTGCGCTGACGTAGAGTGTGGGCATACGTTCGTATTAAATATGACCTTTTCACACACACTCAGCCCCAGCGCAAAATCACAAGACAGCTTATTGAAGGGGATCGTAGATACCCTGAATCCAGAAAAACGGCAGATGCTGTTAAGCCTACTGCAAAGCCCCGCCGCCTGATTCGCCCCCAAAGTGGGGGCTTTTCCTTCCGTATTCATCAACCTTACTGACCAAATCCCTCGTTAGCTCCGCAATCCAGTTAATCGCCAGTTCCCTATCGGCATCACCACATTCGCTGTCTGCAACCAATCGAGCCATTAACTCAATACGCTGTAACGCCAGTGATTCAAACAAAAAATCCTGCATAAACACCCCTCAAATAGCTGTATATGCATCCAGTATATCAAAGTGTTTCTTAATTAATACTGGATAAGGTCATTGTATTTTAAAGCATTTATGTGGACTACCAGTTATAACCATCCCACAACTCGCAATCGGTTGATTTTTCATACTCATTTAACTGGCCGTTAGCCATTCGCAACATACGTTCCCCACCTATCGACAGGTTCCCGCCCCGTAACAAAATGCTGACCTGCTCATTTTCTCCACTAAAACCACGCTGCTGTAACAACTCGGATAACCGTCGCCGGTTCCCCTGCGTACAGTTATTGACAGAACTCCAAGGGGCGGCAGAGCCGCCAGAAAAGCCCGCCTCCGCTGACGCTACGGCCAACTTCGGGACAATGTTCCATGTAACTAAACGCGTAACGACTTCGGACGCCGCACCCAGCAACGGCGAATAAACCCCCTGTACGCGCTGCACATCCTCTGCGTACTGATTGCCCTGCTCGGTAATTTCATAAGCCAGACGCACGACCAGATTATCGCGTGATACCAGTGCGCCGCCCTGTGCCTGGGTATATGCTGCCCAGTCCCCCAAGTCAGCCGCAGCCAGTACGGCATCCATACGGGCATCATCAAGCTGGATATCACGCAGGCGGCGCAGTTCACGATAAACCGTTACCGGCGCACCACCGATTTGCTGAAACTGACGGATGCGCCAGCGCGACGCCCAGGCGGAAACGGCCTTTGACATATCCTTGAGGCTTTCGCCGGTTTCATCGTCGCTTTCACCGTCCAACGAAAAGCCATCAATGTTTTTTGAAATGTATTTTGCGATATAGCCCGTCGCCGAACCTTTTGCGGGATCGATAGGCTCAACGTGAAAACGCGCCTTTAGCGCCTTTTCACTCTGTAGTTCTGTAGAATCAACGTAGCGGGCGTAGTAACACATAATGTCACGCACCTGATCGACATGCTCAGGACGCATAAACAGCAACATATGCCAGTGGGGAGTGCCATCGTGATGCGGCTCCACCACGCGAAAACCAAACACGCTAATTTCCTCCCGCGACAATGCCGCGCGGATTTTCGCCCATACGCTACACAGGTATTTCTGTGTATCCCTTGGGCTAGCGCCGTTCCACTGCTTAACAAACCCCCCGCCGCTATGCGCAGAGTGATATTTAGACGGTGCTGTAATGGTGTAGAACTCACCGGCACAGCCCATTTCGTTAGCTAAATCTTCAAATCCACGCATACGCACCATAAGCTCACATCTCCTTATCGCTGGATTGGCATTACTGCCGTTAACCATGTCATTCATCGATACCCGTTCACCCGTTTCGGGATTTTCGAGATCGAACGATTTAAAAAACTCGCGATTTCGCTTCTTCTGCGCAATCCATTCACCCAGCGCGCTACGGGAAACATACGCGGACGCCGCCTTTTGCACCTGTCCTACAGCGATGGCCATATGCTCACGTTGCAAGTCACGGCGACGCTTAATGCGCACGCGCCACCATTCCGGCGACATCATGCGCAGCAGGCCAGATTCAGCACTGTGCGTCGGCAATGGCCTGCGGCCTTTGGTGAACTGCGCCCAGTAAGGCGGCTGCGTGCCAGCCTGTAGCGTTAAGCGCCCCAAATGCCGGAACGCCAGCAACGTGATTTTGCGCATATCCAGATCGGCAGCATTCGCTATGCCCCGCTCGGTATAGTCCTGAAAGCTGGCTGCCATAAAATCCGCCAGTTGAGTAGACAGGCGGCGGATATCATCACGTTCGTATGTTGGCAGTTTTTCCAAATCGTCAGAGAACGGAAACGGGATATCACCGGCAGACAGGAATTCCGTTTGATAGCGCGGCATGATTTTGCGCAGGCGTGGCAATACGCTTTCACCCAACGTGCGGCGTAAAAACGTATTGGCGCGGCGGCGCCCTTTGTGTTCATCGGATTTAAATAGGGTTTCGTAGCGCTGACCAAAATATTTAGCCAGGTAATCAGGCATGCCGGAAAAATACGGATGCCGCCAGTCATGATCGGTTTTGTCCATATGCCATAGGATGCGCTCAACATAGCTAACGCCATCCGGCACACCTGGCGCGAACTGCTCACGCTGCCAGTTAAGGGCAGCGTGATAATCTCCGTTTTTCTCTACCGTTTCTAACATCACACACAAATCCTGATCGCAAAGACTTGCACCGGTATTGCACCAAAATGCGGGTGTGTGATGGTTTTTAGTTCGTAGCCGCTGTAAGGCATAACCAGCCGACGCGACATATCTGTACGTTCTGGGTAGCCTTTTGTGATTATCAATGTATCGTAATCACGGCCAACTAAACGGCGTTGCCAGTAAGCATTTTGCAGACGATATTCAAAGGGCTTTTCCCCAGCTTTCATCTGGTCAAAATATTCACTCATTACGGCCAGTTGAAGGATGCGACTCATAACCCCATCCCCCGCAACTCACCTTTGAAGCCTGTACTCAGGCCACGTAGCGTTGAACCATTAAGCAGTGGCAACGACTCCTGACAATTGGCCGTCAGTAGGCCGATCACTTCTTTGGCGGCACCGCGAGTAATGGCATTAGCGCTGATAGATCGCTGAACGGCGATTTCATGAAATTCAAACCCTTGATAAATCTCGCGGGTTTCCGGTGTATCACTATTTGAAATAACGCATTTAACCGCAAATACGCGGTTGGCGCAGGTCAATGCATGGGATAACGATCGGTGACGTTCAGCGGTGAATGATGCTGTGTGATACTGCGTAAAATTGGCCGTTTCACTAATAGGCAGATACGGCGGATCACAGTAAATCACCGTATCGGGGCTGGCGTGGCAAGCTATCGTTTTACTAAACGTAGCAATCCTGAAAATGGCCTCAGTATCATGCGCTTTTTCTGCAAACAGACGGATTTCATTAGCAGGGAAATATGGGGAACGGTAACGACCAAATGGAACATTAAATTCACCGCTCTGATTATAGCGGCACAGGCCGTTAAATCCGTGTCGGTTCAGATACAAGAAAAGCACAGCAAGCTGTAGCGCCGTACCCGCGCCAGTTGCACGCAAGAAATTAAACTCTGCCCTACGCCCCAGATACTCACGTTCCGTGTTACCCGTCATGAACATTGACTGCGCATCACGGATCAGTAGCTCGGCGTCAGCAACCGCAACACGATACAGATTAATCAGGTCTGGATTGATATCGGCCAGTACATAACGGCGATAGTCCGTATTCAGGAACACCGACGCACCACCGACGAACGGCTCTATAAGACAATCGCCTTTTGGCAGGTGCGGCCGCAAATCCGGCAGGACGCGGGTTTTACCCCCCGCCCATTTGATGAACGGGCGGATCATATCGCCAGCTCCTGCGCTGAATGCTCAAAGCGTTCCGCCTCTTTGCGCAGCAGCTCGATAATTTCCGTCGCGGAATACCCTTTTTGCTGAAAATGAACAGTCAGCGCAGAAAGGCGCATGGCAAATGAAAAGTGCTGGTCTTTCTTTTCCTCCAGCCGTGCGTTTCTCATCAATTCCAGTAGCGCGCCATTATCGGCAACCACATTTGTGCGGCGTGTTTGTAAGTTTCTCATCGTGATTTTCCTGTTTTTAAGTAATACGAATCCCCAGCCGATAGAGGCTGTAAAAAAGAAAGGCGTATTACGGGTTAATTAATTGACTGGTTTTCGCTTTGTTCCGCTTCAGGTTCGGAACGAGTGATAACAAACACGCTGCGGCCAAAATGCCCAGGCTGAAACGTGGCGGTTTTCTCATACATATGGCGCAGTCTTAACACGCCATTCCACAACACACGGCGCTGATTAGTGTCAAAGTCAGCCCAGTTATAGGCAACGTGGCTTTTCCCCAGCTTAGGGCGGCAATGGAAGATCAGATCTTCACGTTCGCGTGGTGTCGCTGACTCCCAAAACAATTCGGCAGGGTTATCTGTTCCCGAAATCATGCGGCGCATGGCCTTAAGCGGTTCGGGCAAATCTAAAGCATCATGATGCATGATTACCCCCTGACCCCGATCAGGCGACGCCAGAATGAGCGGCGCGGCATAGCTGGCATATATGGCTTTTTACTCCACGGTGCAAAATAGGCTTGCGCCGGTGTCGGCTGCACGCGCTGGCCGTTTGGCAGTTCTAACCAGCCAGTGCTTTTAGGCAACTGCGGTGATGCAGATTGGCTAGTGAGTAAACGAGCAATAGAAATCATAGTTACCCCTCTTACGCAAATGCCGGCATAGCCGAATTCAGCACGTCTACGGCTGCGGCCATCATCGGCGTTGATTGGAATCGGGATTCGACAGAAAGCACAATCAGCGACAGATTACGGATTGCGCTGTTTGCCCGATGGAGAATGGCGTTTTTACGCGCCTGTGACATTGGGGCATTTGATACCGCTTCCCCAGCGATCGCGCCCACATCAGCGGTGGCGCTCAGAGCAAACATCGGCACATTGTGTGAACTGGCTTCATTACGTGGCACAGACGGCAGGCAGTTGATTTGCGCCAGCAGCCCATCCAGTAACGTGGCGTCCTCCGTATGGTCGGTAATGGCCAACAGTTCACAGCACGTTAACCGGTGCGGCTGTTCGGGGTTCAGTTTGTTACGTAATACCTGTGAACGGACACCAACAGCAGATGCGATCTCTTCAAGGTTGTGCGCCAGCGCAAACGCTCGGCAAGCGGCATCAAAGTGCGGGTGTTTAGCGATTTCATAATCAAACATGGTAAGCACCTGTCCTCTTTAACAAAATCGCAATCAGGGATTCAGGGTCACGGATGCGTAGTGGCTTTCACTTACTGCACGCAGAAGCAGATCCACCATGTTGATTTCCAGCAGGCCGTTAGCTTTGGATTTACCTGGCTTTAAGGTCTTTTTCTTGATGGGCAAACGGCCATCATTAGCCATCGCTCTGGCCGTGGTTACTTTGGTGCCAGTACGGCGGCAATACTCTTCAAGCGTGATGTACGGCTCAGGAATTGAAATTGTAATGTTCGTGCTCATAAGGCATGATTCCTAGTTAAGTTATATTTGCCTGTATAAGTACACATTTTGTGTACAGATGAAATTTACGATTAATTTTGTGTCTAGTCAACGCAAAAGTACACTTTTGGTGATCATTATGAATTTTTTGACTGGAGGGAAAGGAGCCATCGAGCGCCTAGTCGAAGCATATGGCTTTAAAAATCGTCAGGCTTTATGCGATCATCTTGGTATTTCAAAAAGTACTCTGGCCAACAGATACATGAGGGATTCATTCCCTGCTGACTGGGTCATTCAGGGAGTGTTTGAAACTGGTGTATCCTTGCGTTGGTTGGCAACAGGCGAAGGGCCAATGTACGACGACGGAAAAAACGACGTCGTTAGCATTCCCCGCAAGAAGCTGCTGAATGGAAAACTACACGACTCAAACTATTACATGTTTGATAAAGCATTCCTGCCCGATGGTCTGCAAGATCCGATTGTTATCGTTGATGGCGATGTGACCTACATTGCCGATCGCAAGTTTGATGACGTAACAGACGGCAAGTGGCTGGTTGAGATTGAAGGTAAAACCAGCGTCCGTGATCTAACCCGTATCCCTGTGGGCAAAGTGCGCGTTAGCGGGGTTGGTATGGCGTTTGATTGCGGGATTGATGAGATTGGTGTGGTTTCAAAAATAATTATGAATGTGACTTTGTTAAAACAAGGATGATGAGGCATTCCCTCTAATGAGAGTGATATGAGCATAAAAATGACAAATTGGTTAGGTTACACACTAATCATAGCATTAATTCCGTTTATATTTAGAACATTACTTAGTATTGCTACTAATATGAAATTTGAAATAATTACCATTCCAGATCTAGTCGCTTTCGCATTTATTATGCAAGTATCAACAATAGGGGCAACTGAAAAGTTGTCTCACGAATCGGCAAAAACAAAAACAACGCTAAACATATCATCTATTATTTTAATTTTTTCATCTGGAGTTTTTTCTCTAATTCCTATTTTAGGAGAAAATTTTTCAGAATCTGTAGATATATCATCATCAACATATTTACTTATGACTATCTGTTTATTTTCCACCATTACAAGTTTCATATCAAATGCTATACTGGAAAATAGTAACTTGGATGTAAAAGGAGCATAACCATGCAGCTACTCATTAATATAATAAACATTGCTGGAATTTCAGGTGCATTGATTGGGGTGTTAATATCCATTTATGCTTATTTAAAAGCAAAAAAATCCTTTAAAAAATCGATTAATGAATATAATTCAATAAAAGAAAAAATGAATGATGAGTACATAAACAGAGTACATAAAATGAGAATAATAAATAACATTAAATTCTCCGAGCCTTTATATAAGACTTATATTTTGCAGCAGGAAAAAACATTAAAAGATAATGAACAGGAATTAGCTTTGTTATTAAACGAACTTAAATCCATCGAAGTTATATTATGTGATGAATCACGATTAACTGATAGCGCTGATAAAATAACAAAAGTAAAATCAGTTTTAGATTCTATAAAAAAAATTGAATCACACAGCAATGCCTGCAAGGTGTAAAAATGAATAATAAAATCAGAAATATCATATATTTAGATCATGAGAAAATGTATTCATTGAGTTCCCAACTCTTCGAAGGAATACAACTTGAATCTATTCTATCCGAATCACATGGACAGGAAGAGATCAATAAAATCAATGGTAGTTTATTAGATAAACTAGAAAATAGTAATACTTTAACTGAAAAAATGTCTCTCCAAAGACGAACTAGTCCTCATGACTTTGACTACTCTAGATTTGAAGAATCACCGGATATAAGAAATAAAATAATTAGTGTAGAGGAATTATTAAAAACGCCTGATTCAAAGCTATCTAATTTATGTGGAACTAGAATTATAAAATCCTCTGGAAAAATATCGATTATAGATCCCATCATGCTCAATGATTTACTTACGAACCTTAAAGATCACATGAGTCGGGTAGATAACTTCGGTCTAAGCGCTAAAATTTCCGCAATTGATGAGATGTTATCTCACATTGAAAGCTCAGATAAAAAAGCAATTTCAGAATTTAATATCAAAAAGAAAAAATTGTTGCAAGAAAGTAAGGATAAATTATCAAAAATAGATCAGAAATATTATAACGACTTAGCCGAGTTTATTAAATTTGGTTGCGGTGATGATATAGAAATAAATCAAAATATCGGTAAAATAACTATAACATCCTATCTTCAAAGGAATTTCTTTAGGCAAAAAATAGACACTTTTATACGTAGATATTCTCGACAAACATGCTGTGATTTTACTATGTTAGGAATACTAACACAGCATAAATGTGATAGAAATCCTGAACCAGAAACTGCAAAAGATGATTTTAGACAGTCTTTAAAAAATATGACTCACGCAACATATGGTATAGAGCAAATATTTAACGAACCTACTGAAGGTGAATTTATTGTTGATCCTATTTGTCTATATACTGAAATATAAAAAAATAAAATTTATCATTTAAATTAAAATTATATAATGTATATTCTTTGACAAACAAACATTGACCACTGTTTTTATATACAGTAAAAATACGCCCCTCAGTTAACAGGGGAGCGTATGGCAGTTCGTAAACAAACATCGGGAAAATGGATCTGTGAGTGCTACCCGCACGGACGTGAAGGTAAGCGTGTGCGCAAGCAATTTGCCACCAAAGGGGAAGCCGTCGCCTTTGAGCGGTTCACAATGGAACAAGCGGAAAACAAACCGTGGACGGCAGAGAAGCGCGACACTCGCAAGCTGTCTGACCTGATCGACGTGTGGTATCGCGCCCACGGCATCACGCTGAACGACGGTGAAGGTAGAAAGAGTATTCTGGACTGTGCCGCCGCGTCATTAGGCGATCCCGTAGGAACCGACTTCACCGCTCGTGACTTTTCCGTTTATCGTGAAAAGCGGCTTAACGGCGAAATATCCCACAATGGCCGTGAAGCCAAAATCAGTCCGACAACCGTTAACCGTGAATTGTCGTACTTTCGGGCATTGTTCAATGAACTGGCGCGGCTGGGTGAATGGAACGCAGCGAATCCATTAGAAAGCGTTAGGCCTTACAAAACCTCTGAAAGTGAAATGGCATTCCTGCAAAAAGACCAGATCGCCAGGCTGCTGCACGAATGCGAAGCCAGCAAGGCCAAAGACCTGTTATTGATTGTTAAGCTGTGTCTATCTACCGGTGCGCGTTGGTCAGAAGCAGAGGAGTTAACCCGCTTCCAGCTCTCACCCTACCGCGTGACGTTTACCAAAACCAAAGGCAAGCGCAACCGTACCGTGCCGATCAGCGAAACGCTGTACAACGCACTTCCCAAAAATAACGGGCGATTATTCAGTGGTTGCTATAACGCATTCAGGAAAGCGATGGAACGGGCTGATATTGTGTTGCCTGCTGGCCAGTGCTCCCACGTTCTGCGTCACACATTCGCCAGCCACTTTATGATGAACGGCGGCAACATTCTGGTACTGCAACGCATCCTCGGCCACACCGATATTAAGATGACCATGCGTTACGCCCACTTCAGCCCCAACCATCTGGAAGACGCACTGCGCCTCAATCCGCTGGCTTCCTGAATGGCGGCAAAAATGGCGGCAGCGCAAATATTTAATACTGTATAAAAACACATATAAAATTCATAACTTGATGTATTTAATGTAATTAATTGATTTCATTAGGCTATACTACGGATTCTGATTCCGGCATTCCGAGGTTCGAATCCTCGTACCCCAGCCAAATAAAGCTGGTAAAACAGCAAAGAAACGGGGCGACAATCGAAAGATGTCGCCCCGTTTTGTTATGTCTGGTATTAACATCATCCGGTGCTAACATATGCAAACCAATCAT